ACAATTCTATTATCCAGCAAATACTTCATAAAGTCTTCTCTGTTAACATTATTTAAAATTATTGGGAAGATCCAATATGAGCAGGTTTCGTCAAATGGTAATACTGTAATATGATCTAAGCCAGAAAGCTCGTCACAAAATAGCTTTGCATTCTTTCTACTTTCTTTAACTGCATCGTTAGCATATTCAATGTTAGCAAGTCCAATTGTGGCACATACATCGTTCATGTGATATTTAAAACCAGCTCTTTTTATATCCTGCTTATATCTAAAACTTTCATTACTAGTTCTATCTAATCCAAACCATCTAAGATTTTTTGCTTCACGTTCTGTTTCTACAGGACAAATAATTGCTCCACCATCAGAGGTTGTTAAAAACTTAATAGCCTGGAAACTATAGCAAATATAATCTCCTCTTTCAATATCCTTTGTTTCAAAAGTATCCCAACAGTGTGCTGCATCTTCAATAACTGGAACTCCAAAAGACTTTAATTTTTTATAATCTGGAAGTCTTCCAGCCCAGTCAACTGCAATAATTGCTTTTGTCTTTTTTGTAATTAGTTTTTCAACACTATCTGGATCAATAAGCCCTGTTAGTGGATTTACATCTGCCCATCTAATTTTTGCACCACGATGTATAGCACCAATCTGTGTCGCAAAACATGTCATTGGTGTTGATATAATTTCATCACCTGGATTAACATTGCATAACTCTACAGCCAAACTTATTGCACTAGTCCCAGAGTTAACTGTAACTGGCTTGGTCTTTGCAGTAGTTAAAGAACGCCACAAGGCATCTTCAAATAGTTCAACCCTATGCCCCTGTGCAACATAGCCAGAAGACAAGACTGGCTCCAGCATGTTTGTAGCATCTGGAGACATTGTTACTTGAAATAATTCAATATTTTTCATTATGATTTCCTAAATTTAGCTCTTGCATTAAATAACCATTTGTTCATCTTAATTTCACCCTCACCATTTGTCTTTGTGTAAGTTCTATCTATAATATTATAATACGTTATTCCAGACTCTTTTACCTTTGGGGTACTATACACAACTTTAAACATATCTTTATCTAAGTTAAACTTATTGCAACCTTCTTCAATAAGACTTGCTACCCTAAAAAACTTTTCAGAGTCTGTTTTGTGTATCCATGGTTTGCCAGTCTTATGAGTAATGTTAACTGCTGGATTTCCTCCATATACAGAATTTTCTTCCATATTTTTTACAACAACAGATCCCAGCATAGCCATTGACTTATCCTTTGCAACGATAGGAGACACGAAGCATTCTCCAACAAACCAGACATCATCTCCAATTATCAATTCTGATTCTTTTTCATAAAGACATCCTTCTGTAACATCTCCATGTCTAATATGAGAATATAGTCCTGATCCAATTCCTACCCCAAGAAAATCTCCTGCCCAAAGCTTTCCAGTACCGTCAAGGACCACTCTTTCGCCAACCCATGTAGCCTCTCCTAATCTGACAGTTCCACTAGCGTTGATAAAGCAATTTCTATTAATCTTAGAATAGTCTCCTATGAAAAGATCTCCTCCGCCAAGAATTTTTACACCCTCGCCAATTTCAACATTGTCTCCAATTTCAAATGAATTAAATTCTCCAATAAATTCAACTGAACTGTGAATCTTTGAGTTGTATCCTATTTTCATAATTCGTCTCCTGAGTTATATGGGTTTTGTCTATTTCCAAGCTGTTGTGGATAGAGACCTTTGTATTGTGCAACACATTTATTTTCATCACACTTTCCAAAAGCTCTTTCTAGTTGCTGATATAAGTTTGCATCTAAGGCAACAGTCTGGGGAGATAAAAATTTTATTCCTGCTTCTTTAAAATTGCTAAGTCTCCAAGACACCTGACTTGCATCTACGGTATAAGCTGGAGATATAGGACCTTCTCTATGATTTAACACATTGTTAAAGTTATCTTCCAATGTTTCAAAACTAATAAAGTCATTTGGATTATAGATAGAAACTTTTCCATACGAGTAAATTGAATTTGTATTTTCTTTATAGAAGTTAACAAGATTTTTTAAGTAATCTTTATACAAAGCATCGTCATCACAAAGTATAAAAGAGATGTCAGCATCAGACTCTTGCATAGCATCATTTAACATTTGCCCATGCTTACTCCCACCCTGACTTTTCTTTTGTTCTGGAGAGTCTCCTGTTGCATAAAACTTAAACTTTTCTAAATCTTTTTCAGAAAACATTTCTTCAACTATTGGTTTTCCTAAATAGTTTATTCCATCATCACAAAAAGCTACTTCCCAATTATGATAAGACTGCCTTTTTATTGACTCTAAGGCAATCTTAATCATATTTGGTCGTTCAAAATATGCAAGCAATATTAAAACTTTCATATCTTCTTTTTTAGACATTAGAGAGAAAGCCATTCCTTATGGTTTAACGTCCATTCAACAGTTCTCTGAATAGATTCTTCAAGAGGTATCGGAAGTTTCCAACCAGTATCGGATATCTTTTTGCCATCCAACGCATATCTTAAATCATGCCCTGGACGAGAGGAATGGAAGTCTTCTAGTTCATACTTCAAAGGCTTTCCAACTGCTTTTGCAATCATCTGAGCCATCTCTAAGTTGTCAACTTCTCTTTCACCAACAATGTGGAATTTTTCTGGAACATCAGATTCTCCATACGCTGGAAAATGTTGCTTAAGAACATGAAGAAGTCCATCTGCTTGATTACGAGCATGTAGATAAAAACGACTACCAATCTCTCCTCCTGGAGATGCATGGATCTTCATGGTTTCTCCATTAAGAACCTTCTTGATTACCATTGGCATAAACTTTTCTGTGTCTTGAGTTTCTCCAATAATATTCATGGTGTTAGTAATTGCAACAGGAACTCCATAGGTCCTCCAGTATGAGAACGCAATATTTTCTTGTGCAGCTTTTGAAGCAGAGTAAGGATTGCTTGGGAACATTTGGTCAACCCATTCCTTGTGAGCATGACCCTTTGGTGCTGGACCATACACTTCATCTGTTGATATGTGTAAAAATTTCTCTGGCTTTGCAATTCTTGCCCAGTCAAGCATGTTGCAGATTAGTGCTACGTTATTTAAAATGAAAGGACCTGGATCCTCAATGCTTCTATCAACATGGCTTTCACTAGCCACATTTATAACGTAATCAATTTTTCCAAATTCGTGCGAAGTTACTGGAGAAATAGGCGAAGTCAAGTCTGTCTTAATAACTTTAATACGACTATAAGCATCTGGCAAGTCATCACACGCTACATTGATTCTATCTGTCAAACCTTTGTGTGTAAATGTTGTTGGACACACTACAAACCAGTCTGTATTAACTAGAATATGTCTAAGCACATGGCTACCAACAAATCCACTAGCTCCTGTTAAGAGAACTCTTTTACTCATTTTTTTCCTTTTCTGTTAAATTAAATTAAAATTTATGAGATATTCTTTAATATCTTCTGTCATCTCAGGTTTAGATTTTACCACATTTTCAGCATCCTTGTCAACTTTAGGACGAGACTTGTATGTGTGAATTTCTACTTCCTGAATCTTTTCTCTTCTTGTGTGGCTTATTGCATTATAAACAGATCCACACATTGCATCTGCAAGGTCCTTAGATTTCTTTCTTGGGTGGTCTACCCTATTATTATTCATAATTCTAAGTTCCTGCATTTCTTCAAGTAATAAATCTATTAGAGGTAGAACTATTCTTTCTTCATAAATAAGCATAGACAAGTCTTCATAATGTTTTTTAGCTACCGATAAAGTCTCTGTCTTTATTCCTACACTAGTTAGGTCTCTTTGAATATCAAAAGAATTCCAACGGTCAAAAGTTACCAAGCCAAGATTAAATCCAAGCCTTCTTAAATTAATAATCCAGTTTTTTACTTCTGATAAATCTACTGGACCTTCTTTTCTAGGCTCCCAATAAACAATAGCATCAACTACAATGAATGGAACCACTTGTTCGTATCCATTGAACGATTGTAGGCTCACCCATTTATCAACATGACAGATAGATACTGCACACTTGTCATGTTTTTGTGCTAAGTCAGCATGAACGTAGTAAGTTACTTCAGGGTCTGGTTGAAATGATTCTTCTATTCTTTTGCCAACATCAATAGGATTATGCTTTTTAAATGCCATTCCAAGCTTTTCTCTATTTTTAAAGAAGGCATCAGAGGATGTGGTTGGCATACAGGCAAAACGCATTAGTGCATCTGGCATATCTGTAAAGAAAGCTAATTTAAAATCTTCAATTTTTCTTGTAGGATTAATCTCCCAAGTTGGTCTTTTAAGTGCAAATACTCCAGGAAGTTTGTACGAGTTGATGTGGTCTTCGTCCCACTCTACAGTAAACTT